GGTGATCGTGCCGCCGGTCAGGCCGGACCCGGCCGTGACCGATGTCACCGTGCCAGTTCCGGGATCGGCCGCATTGACTGTCACGTCGCCCGTTGACTGGTCAATCGTGACGTTGCTACCTGCAATAATGGACGTGACGCCGCCGGCAGACCCGTCGGCTGCTGCGGTGACGCGGCCCTTTGCGTCCACCGTGATGTCCGCGTTCGTGAAGTTGCCGGCTGGACTAGGCGAAACGTCACTAAGCGACACCGCCGGCGTCGTCGTGCCGTTTGCCACGGAAATCGGCGCAGTGCCTGTGACGTTCGTGACCGTGCCGCTGCTGCCGGCGTCGAGCGGAGCGCAATAGCTGACGTCGGCGTCATCCAGCTGCACGCCGATGTTCTGGGCTTCGTTTGTCTCGACGATCATCACCACGGCGTCGGCCGGGGCGTTCGATTCCACCTGAAGGGTTGCGTCCCACAGGCTGAAATTCGGCTGGCCGGTCTGGGCTGCGATCGTGAACGTCGCTACCCCGCTCGAGGTAGTAGCCGAATCGTCGATGCCAAGGCCGTCGACCTCGAAGCTGACCGTGCTGCCGTCGCCGGGATCGGTTGCCAGCGTGACGATCATCGTCGTGGCGGCGCTGTTGCTTATTTCAATTCGTGTCGGATTGCACGCCATCTGGTTCCCCCCGGAACGGTATGAGCTTGTTCAGTATATCGCGCCTTTTCCCGCATCCACAGCCGTTTTTGGTCACCTTGTCGACCAGCCGCTTAATGCCGGTTCGCTTCGTCACCGCTTCGACCAGGTCGCCGGCCCCGCGCATCGGCTTCGGTACATGTTCGACTTCTGGGATCTGCTGTCTCATGCGTACCCAAAGTTAAAGGTGATTCGGTGTAGGTTGGCGTCCTCGGCTTCGTCGCCGCAGCCATTACTAGTCCCCTCGAAACTGACTGTGCCTTCGTATGCCATCGTTTTCGTCCGGAGCTCGACGCAGGTGTCCATGCCTGTCGCTGGGTTCGGCCCTGGAAACAGCTCTTCCGGGCCGGCGACGCCGACACCGACAGGGCTGCCTGTCTGGAACGGAACGTCACAAACCGCGATCGTCGTTCCGCCGGATGTTCTTGTGGCGTCAACTGAAATTGAATCGACAGCCCCACCTGACACCTTGCAGCCCACCACGATCCTGCTGGTAGTCGTTGCCGATCCGCTGGTGGTGTCAAACGTCTCCCACACCCCTGCTCGCTTGCAACCGCAGTCAGTGGATCCGGATGTTCCGGTGAAAGTCAGCGTGTAGTCGATCTCGAGATCAAACGCAAACCGGTTTTTCAAGCCTCCACCGTCACCCAGATACGTCTTGTTCACGACGGTGACGCCGGTCACAGCAGACGTCCAAGCGGTTTCTTGCCGTGTTGACGACCCTGCGGTCTGCGGTTTTGTGCCGGTCTGGCTCCAGTTGATCAGATACGGTTCGGTCTTTTCGTTGGCGTAGCACCAGGCGACGACATCGCACAGCCGGCTGCCGGTCCCCGGTCCACCGGGTCCGCCTGTCTCACAACAGCAGCCAAGCATCCGTATCAGGCTCATGGATCACATGACCCCTCAAACTGGTTCGGCCAGGCAACGAAGATGCACAGCTGGTCGCCGCCCTGGTAGTACCAGCCCGGAACGACTGCGCCGATCGGGATCGGATACAGCTCGAAGTCGGCTGGGATGGCGCTGCTCGTCGGATTGATGCCCATCGCGTTCGTGTCGCTGTTCTGCGTCTCGTAGACGTTCCAGGCTGTGACGTACGTCTGGTCGGAACTGACGCCCTTCACCGGGGCCGTATCGGCGACGATGACTTGCAACGACACAGGCGACACGACGTAGCGCCATTTGTTCTGCCCCACCGCCGGCGATCCCAGCTCGATCTCGGTGCTCGAGATAACTTCGTACAGCTGCGTCGGCCCCTGCACCGTGTTTAGGTAGCTGGGCGGGTTCATGCTGTCGCGCTCGTGATGTAGGATTGCTCGTCTGTCGTGAAGAACGTTGCGAAGTCGACGCCTGTCAGGTAGGGCTGTTTCCAGTAGACACCACGGACATGCCCGACAGATCGCGGGTCGCCGTTGTACGTCATCGTCCCCATCGTCGTCATGAACGTCGGCCGGGGCACCTGATAGGCGTGTCGGAATGGATGTGAACTGCATTTGAACATCACAGACGTCCATTCGCCGTCCAGCACCTTGCGTTCGATGCCGGTACACAGCAGCTCCCCGATGCCGAAACCGGCAAATGCCGCATTGTTCCGCTTTCCAACAAATCCAACAGCGCTTTCCGGCTTGAAGGTGTCAGCGACGACCGCGCCCAACGTGCTGAAATACGCGCCCCGCCGCAGCACCTCAATCGTCACATCGACCACCGGAAGAATGATGCTGATCGGGTTGCCGTTCCAGTCCAGCGGCGTGCCGCCGATGTCGCCGGCTGGCCGATAGGTGCCGTCGTCAGGATCTGCTGCGGTTGGCACAGATCCCGCAGACGTCTCGAGGTTGCTGTTATTCACCCATTCGCTGTCGCTGAACTCGGTCGTGCTGCTGGTGCTGGTCGGCAGCTTCGGGTCGCCCCGGTACACCTGCACCGACTGACCCCCCACCGAATTGCTCAGGCGGATCGGGACGTCGCCCGGCTGACTGGTCGCTCCCCAGTCGTATCGAGTCAGGCCGATCGTGATGTCTGTGCCGGCCCCGTCCTGCACTGTCTGGCAGCTGATCGTTCGCACCACCATGTCGGCGCTGAACTGCACCACGCTGTCGACGAGCAGTGGACGACCAGGAATCGCAAGGATGCCGGCGTACCCCGGCGACGTCAGCAGCTCAGATCGAACGATTGCTGCGGTGTCGTTGTCGACGTAGGGCGAAACCATCACGCGATACGTGACTGAATCCGAGATCGCGCCGAAGTGTTCAGCGCCGGCCGTCGAGTTCGTCAGCAGGATGCGTTCGTAGGTCGTCGTCATCGCTCAGTGGCTCCCACCGTATCTCCGGCCGCGAACGTCCTGATAGAACTGCCAAGCAAATTCTGGAATAGGGCCTGTCCTGCTGCTTGCACCTGACCCAATCCGCCTTCCCCACGAACCGCAGCACCGACAGCCCCCTGGAATGCTGACATGCCAGCTTCCGACTGAAGGCCGGCAGCAACCGCCTTGCCGATCGCCTTCTGGACCAGCCCGTCAAAGTATTTCAGCAGCGCCACCGTTGCATCGTAAATTCCCGCTAAACCATCGACGATTACGCTGAAGCCTTCCTTCATGTCGTGCCACCAGCTTGTGATATCTGCAACTAGGTCAGCGCTTGTCAGGTAATCAGCAAAGCTCTGAATCCACGGTGCGATCGTGTCAGCGACTGCGGCCGCCAGCCCGAACAGCGGTTCCTTCATCTTCATCAGCGCGTTGGCGAACGCCGGCGACAGGTTCATGAGCAGCCCGATCGCCTGGCTCAGGCCAAAGCCACCGATGCCGGCGACCGCCATGCCCTTCAGCGACAGCATCCCAGAAAACGCGCCGCTGATCTTCTTCCTCAGCCCGCCGAGTGCCTTAGTGAGCTTTGACGTATCGGCACCGAAGAGGACTGTAAGGTTGCGTTTTGCCATCGTGCTAGCTCCTTGCCGATCTCGTCGTCAGTCATCTTTCGCTTGCCACTGAGTTCCTGAAGCAGTACGTCCAGATCAGGCGCCTCGAGATCGCGGACCTGTTCCATCGTCCAGCCCAAACGAATCGCCAGCGCTGCGATCAGTCGCCGGTGTTCAAACCGTTTCGGGCCATCACCTCGTCCATGCATGCCTTGAACTCCACGACGTCCATGTCCCGCACCACGTCAGGGTCCAGCCCGTAGCATCTTGCGACCAGGGCGACCGCCTGTTCCTGTTCGGGCAGGTCGGCAGTCTCCTCAAGATCCCGCATGCGGATGTTGCGTCGATAGGTGTGGTCCATCAGCTGGCCCCGCTGCCTTCGATGATCGTGATGCTGACGCTGTTGGCTTCGTCGACGGATCCTGACGTCTCAGTCGACTCGACGTACCACGACGTCCCGGCGGCGTCCATCGTGATGTTCCCAGTGATGGTCCAGTCGATCAGCGTGCCGGCCGTCGGGATGTTCGCAAGCGTTGGGGCCTTGCCGGCCACCGTGATCTGGTACGGGTTTCGCAGGCCCGGCACCTGAAGACGTCGACCGCTGTTCGCTGCGGTGAAGTCGACGGCAGCTACATCGCCGCCGGCGAACGTCAGCGAATCCAGCGGGATGTCGACGGCTGGCGTGACGCCAGTCACCGCCCAGAGGAACGTGGTTCCGTTGAATGAAGTTGCCATGTCAGCTCCCGAAAGTCAGAACAGTGGAAAGGGTTGTCGTGTACACCGGCTTCGTATCTGCACCACGCAGAATGAGATCGCCGGATCTGCTGGTTTCGCGGGTCATGAAATCGGTCGAGCTGACCAGGCCCGCCAGCAGAAGGTCAGTCAGGTCGTCGGCGAAGATCCGCGACGTATGCATGATCAGGAAGACGAACCGCGCGTGATACGGCGCGCCGGATCCGCTTGCAGTCTCAGTCGCCCCGGAGTCCTCGAGGGTCCAGATCACCGCCGGGATGTCGGTTTCTCGGTTGCGGATGTCTGGCGAGCAGGACGCCGACAGGCTCGCCGTCGCTGTCTTGATCTTCGCGTCAGCTTCAGCGAATGACATTTGCCAGCTCCTTCGGCGTCATCGTCTTCCCCTGTGCCATCTGTGTCGTGACGGCCGTCGCCATCGCGTCAACGACTCGATCCCGCATCGCCTTTGCGATGCCGTACCGGATCTCCCGGCCCTCGATCTTCTTCGACGCCTGCCACTTCGTGCCCTTGCCAGGAATCCAGCCCCATTCGATCGCCGGCGCGAGGAAATTGAAATACTGCTTGTCGTTGATCCAGCTTCGCGTCTCGACGCCTCGAGCCTTGAATTCGGTCCGGATCGACCAGCTGCCCTTCTTGGTGATGCCGGCCCGAAAGCCCTGAATCTTCTTCTCTTTGTCCTTCTTCTTGAAGGTGACCGCGCCGCCCTTACCTCTGCGGGTTCCTTTGCTGTCGCCGGTCCTGCCATAGGTGAGCTTGGCGTAGCGCTCCCTCGCTTCGGCGTTGATCATGTCCAGGGCCGCTTTGTGGGCATTGCGGATGGCCCGCTTGCCATCCTTGCCAAACCGCAGCGCGTCCTTCTCGAACTTCTTGAGATCCTTCGACTTGAATCGCACAATGTCGTGGATGTACAAAGCGTCAGTCATCGCTCCACCGCCACAACTGTCAGCTCGAGATCACGCCGCAGCCCGTTGGGGTCGCGGATCTGCTCGATGTCGTAGTAGACGTCCCGATACCGCACTCGCCAGTCGAAGCCAATCGACTCAGTGAACGGCATGCGGACCAGGGCCGACAGCTGCCCCGACTGGCGGATCTCACCGTCGTCGGTCTTCTTCACCCGTTCCACCCGGAAGTCGACCATGGCCGTGAACTCGAGCGTGTACGCGACAGTCTCGGAGCCGGCGTCATCGACCGTTTCCGAAGCGCTGTAGAACTGAACCGCATGGCGTCCGCCGAAGCTCACAGGCCCCCCAGCTGATAGTTCTGGATCAGGGTTCGCAACGACAGCGGGACGTTGTTGTACGTCATCGTCGAAACACCCTCCCGATCGGTGAACAGGTGGTTTCCCAGATCAAACACGGCCACCTTCACATCGGCCGGCACGTCGCCTGTGACGGACATCGACGCCCGGTACTCACATCGGGTGTCCCATGTGCCCGAGGCCGTCAGACGGAATTCTGTGGCCCCCCAGACGTTAGCCAGATACCAGTCGGTCGTGACCGCTCCCTCGCTGACGCCATCGCGGTACTTCGTGACGCTCGAGATCGTCGGCGAAGGCCCGAACGGCACCTGCATGCCAGGCAGGATTGCAATCTCGATCGTCGTCGCCCGCAGATACCAGTTGGTCGCCTTCTCCCACATCGACACGCCGGCGTCCAGCGACCGCTGGAGCGCGGAGTTGTCGTCTGTCCACGGAATGCGACAGTGATCCCGGAACGCCGACAGCTGGAAATTGTGGGCCGACTGGCTGGTGATCTTCATCGGTTCCCCCGGAATCCAGGGCCGAGGCCCGAAGGCCCCGACCCCGGAGAAAGGCAGAAGGGATCAGCTCGCCGCGATCTGGAGACGCGCCGAGGAACTGGGCCGCATCCAGCGACCGTCCGCCCGCATCCGAGTACGGAACGCGGTGATGCCGCTGGCACCGTTGGTGAACGGATCGACCTGGCTGGTGACCTGCGAACGGGTCGCCACGACGTAACTACCCCGCTCGAGAAGAACAGCCTGGAACGAACCTGCCGGCGTAGCGTCGGTCATCGCATCCGAGACGAACACCGGGTATCCGAACAGCGTGCCCATGTTGAACGACTGCTGGATGGTGCCAGTGGCGTTCGGAAGGAACAACGGCCGCCCGGTCGCGCCCGCATCGGTCAGCCCGATGACGTGCTGGAACAGGGCCGGCGACATCAGCCACGACTTCTCGAGGCCCCAGTACTTGGCGGGCATTCCGAAGGTGACGTCCAGCAGGTCCTGGTAGGTCACGTCGGCAATGGTGGTGTCACCGCTGCCGGTCGAGATGTCCGCGATGGCGACGGTCCCGTTGAGCGCCTCATCCGGGAACGTGCTGGCGATGTCCGCCTCAGCAGCCAGAAGGCCGTCGGGAGCGGTAGCGTTCTGAGCCGCAGCCGTGCCGAGGTACTTGGTTTCCCAGAAGTACGCATGCGCCTCGCCGTGCTGCGTCAGAATTTCGTCGACCGCACCGCCACGGTTATCGGAAATCACCTCTTCGGTGATCTTCGTCTCCGCAGCCGACTTGAACGCACGGATCCGCAGCTTGCCGAAGTCCGGGTCAAAGTTGTCGTAAGCAACACCTTCGCCGGTGAAATCGGTGATGGTCGCTCGAGCGGTGACCATCGGGATCTCGGCGTCGCTTGCGTAGCTGCGGACCGTCGCGGCCTGGGCCACGTTGGAACGCGAAGCGAACAGTCGGATCATCTCGTCCTGGAGATCAACCGGAAGCAGGTCGGCAGCGTTGCCACCGAAGTCGATCGTCCGACGCTCGAAGCTGCCGGGCGACCGCATCTCCTGCTTGAGATCGCTCAGGAACTGCGTGCGAATCTCCTGCTGCGATCGCTGCTCCGGCTTCCGCTCGGCGCGGAACTCGAAGGACGGCGCGGTGAGCGACTCCTTCGCGGATGCAATCGTC